TTGTTCAATTTTATCACCTACAGGTCCTAACATAAAGAAGTTTACATCTTTCTTATAGAAATCAGCATATCCATCTCTACCTGTTAAAGATTCGTGTGATGTTCTTACCCATTCCATGACTTGTTGTGCACCACTTGGTACGATTGGGTCATAAAGAGTAATTTCTACATCTTGCCATTCTCCCTTACCTTTTAGTTTTCTCTTAACATTGATATGGTCTAATGTTATAGGTTCAAACTGAATTGTAGGTCTATTGGCTGTTTTTATTAAATATGAGTCTATACCATCGATGTTCATGATGAATCTGTTCTTCATCTTCGGTTCGAAGTTGGTATAAAACATTTCGTTGAATTCTAATACTTCTGCCATTTTTTTATTCTCCTATTACTATTATAAATATATAGTTTTTATTTTTTCATTATGCTGAGAACGAAGCCCCTGTTGGTAGAATGTTGAAATCAATTACTATGAATTCAGCCGTCTTAGTAGGTTGTAAAAATATTTGTCCTGCTAAGATGTTTCTATCGATTACATCAGGAGTGTTGTTTGTTTCATCCATCACCACTTTGAATGCGTATAACCCTTGTCTTTGTTGTACACCTTCTAAATAAGGTTGTACTGTGTTAATAAATCTATTTCTTGTTTGTGAAGTATTTTGTTCGAATACTAAGAATCTTGAAGTACTTGCTACAAACTTTTTAACTTTAATTAACAATCTTCTAACATTAATTCTATCTAAAGCTGAAGCTTTATCTTGTAATGTTTTTTGTCCAAATGCTACAATACCTTCTCCTGGGAATGAAGCGATTGGATTAACTTTGTTTTCATAAAGTGTATCTCTTTCAGCGTGTGTCAATCTGTTTAATACTGAAACTGCTCCTACGATTCCACCTCTGTTTAAACCAGCTGGTGCGAACCATTCAGCGGCTAATCTATCGTTAGCTGCGTATATACCTGGCATCAATACTGATGGTGGTACTGCGGTTAGTTTATTAGTATTAATATCGATTGTTTTAACCCAAGGATAGTAAGAACCAACATAGTTAGAATCAAGTGCATCTGCTTGAGTTGTTGCTTGTGCTATTGTATCATTTACTGAAGTTATATCTCCAATAAAGAATGCATCTTGTCTATCCTCTACCATATCAACAACTTTACCAAACACATAAGAGTGTAATCTTCTGATAACACCAGGTGCTGATACTAAGTTGATATCAAAGTCATCTGGGTTAGATACTGCGTTGATTGCTTTTACATAAGCTACTGAACCACTTGCGGTTGATGAAGATAAGTTAAATCCTTGTGAGTTACCAGCTGATATATCTGAACCTAACTTCTTTCTTGTTGTAGGTGATACACCATCAAATCCACTTTGGAATCCAACTGTAAATTGTCTTTTAGCTATATCAGTTGCATCTGAACCAGTCATTTCATAAGAAAGAGTTGAATCGAATGCGAATACTGAGTTAGAACCTGTACCTGCATTTGTAGGAATAGGAGCTAAATAATTTGTATTATCAATCTTAACTGTTGTAGTCTCAACATCAATACCAGCATAGTTTACTTTGTTTGAAGATGTGTTTGAATCTGAACCACTTCTGAATGTTACAGGTGGTACAATTTTTTCTTCAGCTGAAAGTGAACTTACAACTGCTATTGGGTTAACATACTCAGCGTGTCCAAATGGTGCTGCAGTAATTGGGAATGAACCTTCTTCAACACATTCTACATAAATGTATGAAGAGTAGTTAGGGTAATCACCAGTTTCAGTTTGTTTACCATTTGCATCAATACTTACAACTCTATCACCGATTACTTTCTTAATGTAATTAGGTGAAGCTGGGTCTAAGTTTACATTATTAAATGTTTCTAAAACATTCTTTCTTTTATCTGTATCACTAAATTTTCTAACTGCTACTGAGAATGTTGAGTAATCTGTAGCTGCTGAACTTCCGGCAGGTTTTACATTAAAGATAGAAATCTTATACTCTTGGTTCGTATCAGTACCATGAGATAATGTATGGAATCTAAGTAGATTATGTCTTTCACCTGCAATAAGTTGTGATTTAATATATGGAGTAGTTGCTTTTGTAGTATCGAAATTCAATGCTTGGTCAGCTAATGAAACAAACTCTACTTTTGAACCACTCTCAACAAAGTATCCTGTTGCATCTGTTGCTCCTTGTTCGAAGTAATTGTACACATATGCATTTTTACTTCCGAAAGGTGAGTCTCCAAATACATCTGATATATCACTACCTGATGATGGTACTACTGATGCTGATACTGCAGTTCCTAATTCAGAACCACTTATGTTAAATGTTGAAGAAGATAAAACACATTCTATAGTGTTAGTTGCTGATGGAAAACCAGTTGATTCAGTACCATTCTCGGTAGCAAATAATGTACCAAGTAATTGTCTACCACCTCCACTACCAGATGCGTTACCTGATAATGAACCCGATACGACAATACCTACTGGGTCAACATGAGTATATCCACCGACATGACCAACTCTTACTATAGTTACTGTGCCAGCTTCTCTTAAATAATTTTGTACGGTATATCCTGTATAGTATGTTCCATCAGGCACACCGAAGATTTCTTCAAATTCTGATTGGGTATTTACGATTGTTGGAACGAACGCTGGTCCTTTCTTGAAAGGTCCTATAATTGCTGCTCCGATTTCTCCTATTCCTTGTGAAATAAAGGATAAATCGTTTTCTCTTGTAAATACTCCAGGTGATACGATTTTTTCTGCCATTTTTTATTCTCCTTTAGTGATAATGTAATATTATACACATATAAGTATTAATTTTTTTTTCAAAAACCTATTTTTGTTCCTTAGTAGATGGAATAAATTCACCTGTTGTAGGCTCTATACTACCATCTCCATACTTTTCTTGAAGTGTCTGATAAAAATCGTTTTCTTTTTTTACCAAATCATCATGTTGATTCTCAAGTTTTTCTTCATCCTCATCAATTTGAAGATTTACATTTCTTCTACGAATTGATATTCTACCTAATTCAAAAAATATTTGTGAAGCTTCATTTCTAATCGAGTCGATTGTTTCTAGTTCTTCTTTTGTTAATTTTTGTTTACCTTTTGCCATTTTTGTAATATTTTATTGTAACATTATTTTATATATAAATATATACTTTTTTCGAAAACGAAAAATATTTTTTCTATAGTGTCACTTCTAAGCCAGAAGTATAAGTTCCAACTAAACCAGCTCCTCTTGCCCTAACTCTAAAGTAATATGTACCAGATGAAATGGATGAACCATGCATATTTGCCATTTCGTTGGTGTTTACATTAGCTTTATTCCATTCTGTAACTGATAAGTTATTTAGAGGTGAACTAAAATCAGAATTATTATCTAATTGCCAATCATATGCAGTAATTGTACCACTAAATGATGGTCCAGACCACGAAAATGTTGGTGCAGAGTATTCTAATTCTCCAGGTGCACCTGGTGCTGATAAATCTGTATGTGAATTACCACCTTTATTGTGAGTTACATATCCATTTACTAAATATGTATCTTGTTCTTCTACATCAATTGAAACTATTTCCACATCACTTGATTCAATAGTAATTGAAGTAATAGGTACTTCTACTAAAGAACCACTTACTGATTTTATTAATTTATCATCAGTAGTAAGAGCCATCAACTCTCTAAATCTATAATCAGAACTAACACTTGATGATATTAACATGGGATGTTCTGATGTTCCTTTTATTTCACCATTGTTAATATTATAAATTTTATTTGAAAAAGAAAAAGTAATATTTTTTACTGTTACATCTTTTTCAGTCTCTACAAGACTACTTGTATACCAATCAAGAAATGTTGCATCTGAATGGTCATCTAAAGAACTAAAAGCATATCCTTTAAGTACATCTCCTTCAGATAAATCACCTACTTGAATAGTAGTTCCATCACCTTTAGTTACTGGTGAGTCCGATGTTAAACATAGTGCAGCTGCGTTACTATCATATGAGTCTACCGAATATACAGTTTTTGTTCTTGATGAATTGTAATTTGTGGCGTGGCCATTATATGTATCTTCAAATGTTACCTGTAGTGTATGTGCAGTTGCTCCGACAAGAACATTAGAGTTTGACATATCACCTGCATTAATTATCAATGAACCACTACCAGCAAGGGCTTGTGCATATGATGCTGAAGTAAATAATGATGTTCCTCCAGATGTTTTATATACTAACCAATCAAAATTTCTTTTTAGGTTTTTAATTTTATCAAATCTACCACCTTCATTAGTAAACCCAAGTGTATAGTTTTCAGATGTGCTTTCTACTACATATGTAAAACCACTTAGTGAACCAACTGCATCAATAGCGAAAGCTGACATTGAAATAGGAGTTGCCGTACTACCTGCAATTGTACCTAATGTTTTAGTTTCATTTTCTGTAGCGGTTGCTAAACTATTTAGTGATAAAGTATCTCCTGATGAAAGTGTTGCCATAAATTCTCCTATATGTTATAAATATCTAATAGTGAATCAATCCACAATTGTTTGTTTGAATAATTATGAATCATATAGTTTTTTATCTTATTAAACCAATAATTTTTCTTTTCGTAGGTATCATTACATACCTTATTATAAATATCTACAAATTCTTTTTTAGATGAAACTCTGTATGGATACTCAAAATCTTTACACCAAGTTGAATGTAAAATAGGTAGTTTTCCTCTATCTACTGCTTCGAAAATACCATATCCAAAAGGTTCTGAAGTAAATGCAGAATGAGATACTCCCCAATCCATATTATAGAATTTATCTTTAAAATTACCATAATAATGATAAATTTTTGCTTTATCATAATTTAATCCAACTCCATTTTTCCAAAATAAATTAAACTCAAATGAATTTGTAAAAATAAAACAATCTAAGTTTTCTAAATAGTGTGGATTTTTTCTACCTTCACATCTTGAAGCAAATCCTATCGTATTTGATTTACTTAAAGGTAAGTTGTGTTTAAACTCATAATAATTATTTATTACTTTATTTTTAATTAAAATATCAAACAAACCTACCCATATAGAATGAGTAGCCCATTTGTTTACATCTTTTTCCCATTTTGAATCTAACCAAGGATGCCATCCAATGCCCGCATCAGAACCTACTTGTGATTTCAAAATATGGTCTACTGAGTTATGTAATACATTTGAATGAATATTATCTTTATTATTTACTATAGCTTTCATTGGAGTATAGTGTCCATGTAATATATTGATTCTTCTTGCTCCATCACATATCTTTTCAAATTCACCAACATTATCACCTTGCCAATGAGTTTCTATTGGGAATTTAAAATCTTCAAATCCTTTTGGTTTGGTTCTGTGAATAAGTAAAACTGGTCTTACTTTTAAATGTGGTACAACATTTTCTAAAAAATCATTTACCCACAAATCAGTTCCAGCGTTGACCCAAGGCCCACCACCAGTTGTGTAATAAACATCGTACATTTACTTCATTTTCTTTAGGATAGTTTCCATATTAAGAGCTATTGTAAATTGGTCGTTATCTCTGTATGGTACTCCATAAAAATCTAATTTAAGTTTTTTAGAGTAGAATTTTGCTATTTGTTTACTAACTTCATCTTTATTCAAATCACCTAAATTATCAAGCTTATCCAATTCTTTAGAACTTGCAGGAATACAAAGTATCTGAGGGTTATTACCACCAAACTTAGTTAGTTTGAACATTGACCTAAAAGTAAAATCAATATACTCAGATGGTACTTTTGCGTTTCTATCTTTAGTAGTTATTACTACCTTTCCTTCTTTAAGTAAATCAGTTAATCGTATCATTTGATTTTTGATTCTAATTCTTCTACTCTTTTAATAAGTTCTTTATTAGATTCTATAAGTAGAGCAACTATCTTTTCGTATTTTACGGCTTTGTATCCGTTATCTCTTGTTTCTACAATCTCTGGTAAAACTTTTTCTACCTCTTGTGCGATTACACCGATATCTTTTTTACCTTTGAATACTTCGTGCTTATCATTCCATACGAATGTGTTACCACTTAATAATTTAATTTTTTCATTTGGATTTTGAATTGGTGTGATTAAATCCTTATATCTTTCATCTGAAGAAGCGTATGCTACAACATCTTCACCAACATTAAGTGTTTTTGCGATACCAGCACCACCAGTTACTATTAATGCTCCAGTCGTTTTGGAAGTTGATTGAGTTGCATCGGATATATTAACTGCAGCTGAGAATGTTTTAGCACCAG